GCGGTTATAAAACCGTTGTCATATGTAAAAACGGAGAAAAGAAAAACAAATCCATTCACATTCTTGTCGCTAGCGCATTTATACCAAACCCGCAGAAGAAGTGTCAAGTAAATCATATTGATGGGAATAAATCAAACAACTGCGTTGAAAATTTAGAATGGGTTACTGCGTCAGAAAACATTCGACATAGTTTTGTTTCTCTTGGTAAAAAGTCTCCAAATAAGGGAAGATTTGGGGAAAGTCACTATGCGTCTGTTCAAATATTCCAGTATTCACTTGATGGAAAATTTGTCCGTGCTTGGGCTTGTATTTCCGATGCTGCGAGGGAACTCAGTTGCAATCCATCACAAATATTGAACAACGCAAAAGGGAGAACGAAAACGTGTCACGGATTTATGTGGCGTTACGAAAAAGCAGAAAGAATAGATAATTCTCCAGTGCTAAACAGGAAAACACACAAGAAAAAAGGATTATAACAGCCCCTGAAACTGCTGCGCCATCGTCTGCAACTGGTTAAGCTGCTGCTGGCTCATCTTCCCGGACTGCAGCAGTTTCTGCACCTCTTGTTTCGGGTCGCCCTGAAAATTCTGCCGAAATTGCTGAAACTGCTGCATCATCTGCTGAAACTGCCCCATCGGGCCGGGCAGCTTACCGCCGCCCAGAGCATTAAACAGTGGATTTGGCATTGTTATCACCCTTTCCCGGCTTATCTGCCGTCAGCGCGTCAAAGCGGGCGCGTAGAGCGTCAAACTCTTCCCGCGTGACAAACTTATCGTTTTTGCTTTCAACCTTTTCTACGGCCTGTTTGCCGCGCTCTGTGTAGTCAAATATTCGTAGTGGTTGCGGCATCCCGCTTGCATCAGTAGACTTGATGTAGAACACACTGTTTTCGCTGTCCATCAGCAGCACACTGTTTCCAGCCGCCACCATGTAGGCTTTCGCGCCCTCTTCACCCTGCACCCAGATGATAGGCGCGGACTGCTGCGGTTGCTGGTAGTTCTGCCGCAGCTGCGCCAGCTGGTCTGGCATTGCGGACGGCTGCCCCATCGGGTAATATCCCGGCGCAAATCCGGGCTGATACGGTACGCCAAACGCCATAGTCAATCATCCTTTCTGCCAGTAGTACAGCGGCACTTCATCTCCGCTGTCCCATGTATCCAGCCAATCCCCATTCTGCACGCACACAACATGCGTAGCCATTGCCAAAATGTACGTGCCGTCCGGGTGGTCTTTTGCAAATTGCGCCACTGTGTAACAGTCCGGGCAACTGTTCGGAATTGTCGAACGCTTCCACCCGCATCGCCGCAGATAGCTGCCCCAGACATAGTTTGCAGACGGCATATCATGCAGTTCAAATCCTGCCAACACCAGCGCCGCATATACAGCCTCCCACGATAGATGCGTTGCAGATGCAATGGCTCTGACGGTGCAATCGCCAACGCGCTTTTGCTCTGGGTTTAGGTTGATTTGCCTATATGCCATCTGCACCGCTCCTTTTTTCTTAATTGTACAAAAAAATACGGCACAACGTAGGCCAGTAAAGTGCCAACATTGTGCCGTCTTTGGGACAAAATAAAAAAGGCGCGGCCACAAAAGCAGCCGCGCCCATTAAATCAGCCTATTTTGTTTTTGATGCTGTGTACGCGCCGTTTTACCGTGCGCTCACTGCAATTCAGTTCTGCTGCAATATCCGCATTGCGCCAGCCGCGCCGCCGAAGCTGCAAAACATCCGTTTCTTCATCGGTCAGCAAACCGCCGACAAAATCAAACTTTGGCATGATTACTCATCCTTCTTGTTCTTGCTTTCGGTCTGCGTGCCAAAATAAAAGGCCACGACCATTGTCACAATGGTCATGACCGTGTCGGGCTGCAATTTGCTCTGCAATGCCAGCACCGCAAAAACCGCAACTACCACCAGCGTCACAATGGTTTTTACCTTGATAAGCGCTGCCAGATTTTTCAAAAAATCGCCCATAGATATGCACCTTCTTTCAGCCAATCAGATGCTTCTGCAAGGCTTCCTTTGCTTTCTGCATCTGGTCAATGTTGTTCCCGTCAAGGTTGTGGTCAAGCAGGGCAAGCAGCGCCTGCATGGTCACGTGCTGCCCCCCGTCCATGCGGTCAAGCCGCAATTTGTCGTTTTCCAAAAAGCCCTCCATAGCGTTCACCCGCGCTTCTAACTTGGTAATGCGTTTGTCCTGGTCGGTTTTTGGCTTTTTTACTGCGGTAATTACTTTGCTGATAGCTACGCCACCGGCATACAGTCCAGCAGCAGCACCCGCAGCATAAATCAAAAACGCCCAGGCCTCCGCAATCGTAAACGAAAATACGTGCTGCATCGGCATCACACCTCCGCCCATTCAGATTTGTACAGCCCTGCGTCCGTCAGGCCACGTTCCTTGCACAGCAGATAGATCGCATTTGCGTCTCCCTGACTCACCGGGCCTACCGTGATGACCTGCAGCTTGTTTGCGGGCTTGTCCGCTGCGGGCAGGGCCTTGACCAGATGATTCAAATCAACCACCTCTGTGATGCCCGGCACGCCGCCCTTTTCGGTCTGACTGTACTGGTGGATGTAGCGCGGCAGCGTCTTGTCGTAGTTTGTGCGCGTGTCGGCCAACCATCCGATGTAATCTTCACACAGATAGGTGTAGTCGATGTTTGCGCTTGCGAACGCCGTGAAGGTGTAAATGCCAGCCGTGAATCCGTGCGTCTTGGCTCTCTCACAGAACGCCATTGCAATTGCCGTGCGCTGGTCTTTCGTCAGGTTGTCGGCGCGGCCATCGTGGACGCCGGTCTTGGTTGTGTGTCCCCATTCGCTGTCGAAGAACAAGGGGTAGCCTGTCGGTGCAAGGCTTGCGCAGAAGTCTGCCTCCTCCCGGGCTTCATCCACCGTGACCGCCTGTGAGAAGAAGTAAAAGCCGAACAACTTTGCGTTCGCTTTCGCCCCTGCAAGGTTGGCATCGTACTGCTCGTCCTTCATCAGCTTTCCGCTGCCGTAGCCGCGATACCCGATGCGAACAATGGCGCGGTAGGGAACACTCGCCCAATCGATAGTGCCCTGGTGGTGGGATACATCAATCAGCACTTCCTCACCGCTGGGCTGTGCAGCGTCTGCGGGTTTTTCTACGGCGTGTTCTCCGGCGCGGTAAGTAAACACCTGCCCGCTTGCCGTGGTGAAGTCGCTGTCCAGCCACACAAGCGGGTTGGTGCGCTTGCCGCCCAGGATGACCTCAAAATGCAGGTGAGCGCCGTACACATTGCCGGTCACGCCAGAATAGCCGATAAGTTCGCCCTCTTTGACCTTCTGCCCGACCTTGACGCAATAGCTGCTCAGGTGGGCGTATCGCGTCTGCAAGGTTTTTCCCTTGTAGGGCGCGTGCCTGATTCGCACCATGTTGCCATAGCTCTGCATGCCCGTCCGGGTGTGGCCGTCCCAGTCTTGCACCTGGTCAACTGTGCCGTCCTCTGCCGCGTAGACCGGGCGCTTGTAATCCGTGCCGTTCTGCGTGCGCCAGTCGGTGGCCTGATGCAAGCTGCCGTCGTTGTAGTACCAGCCCTGCGTTAAAACGTGCAGGTCAAGCGGGTAGTGCAGCAGGACTTCACCGTTTGAAAGTCTCATGTTTTGTTGTCCTTTCTGTTTGTTAGTCAGCTAAAGCTTCCTTTAACTAACTGTTTCGGCATCCTCGGTAGGCTCGTTCGCTTTGCTGTCCTCTGCATCCAGTGCATCATAATACGCCTGTGCCAGAGTCTCCACTTCTGCAATGTCGTCCTCCGTCAGCAGGCCACTGTCCAGATGGGTGTACGCCTTGTCCAACCAGTATGCCACGTCACGTCCGGCGGCGATTTCCCGCTTGATGGAGCGCAGGGTCAGGTCATGCCGTGCTTTGCTTTTGATTGCCATAATGTATATCTCCTTTAGGTGGTAGTCATGGATGCAATGGCATCCTCAAGATTTTTGACAACGAGATTTACGTCCCGCTGGTAGTCCAGCTTAATGCCAGCTCCATCGCTCGCTTGCACCACGGTGTCGGGCGCATAAGAGATGAGGGCTTTGTAAGCCGCAATTTCAGCAGGGGTGAGCGGGGTTTCGATGGGGGTTGCGAGAGCGTAATAGACTTTGCCCAGCTGCTTTTTGCAAGACTCGTTGATCTGGCCAGAAATATCAGCCGCAATCAGATACAAGAATTGTCCATTTTTCGCGTTGTAAAACCACTTTAAGCTAGTAAACGTACTAATTGCGTATGTTTGTTGTCCAACTGCATACAAAGCGATTGGTAGTCCTCTTAACGAAAGATTGGCGTAGTCGCCGGTTTGTTCAAACTTACTGCTTTCACCGTCAACATCAACCTTGTAAACCCTCTGCACCTTCACTCCTCTCTCCAAGTCCACCTCGTCACAAATCCACTGCTTGCCGTTTTGGTCAGTGTAGTTGCCACCAGAGGTGACAGGTATGCCGGGCAAGCCGTTGGGAGTGGACAGGGTGAGGAGCTGTTCACGGTAGGGGGAGTAGGTGGTGGATGAATCCAACGACACCATCAACTCACTGAAAGCTGCTTCATCCTCACATTGAATGACCATGTACTTGGATGTCGCAGAAATTTCTACTTGTCGTTTTGAATCTGCGTTTATACCGCTAGACGGAGTAACCGGATTGCCTTTAGTGGGTAGCTTATCAACGACCGCAACACGGAATTTAGTTCCAATTTTGTTTCTCGTAACATAGTATTTAGCTCCTGTAACCACTTGCAAAACACATGATACATTTCCGGTGGCTAAACCAACGGTATTTGCTACTGAATTGATAAAATATTCTTGAAATTCCTGTTCGTAAAACAGATTCTTCCCTGTCACCTTCACCGCCACACTCCCGCTGTCACCAGCGCTTACAATAGGCACAGGTGCATCCGGTGTGGGTGTTCCGTCTTGCGTGCTCTTGCCGTATACGGTCAGGCCACACAGTTGCGCAGAAAAGGCGTCATTGCAGCTTATCGGGTTGCCTGTCTCACTGCCAACAAGCACATTCTGGCGCTTTTGCAGCGCAGTGGTATCTTCCTTTAGCTTACTAACCGCCTCCTTGTTCTCGGAAATTTGTGCCATAGAATCCTTGATGCTGTTGGCAGTGTTGTCGGCATCTTCCGCGCTCTTTTTGGCCGCCGCCGCGCTATCAGCAGCGCTGTTCTCGGATTTTGCTGCATTTTTCTCACTGGCCGCTGCTGCTGTAGCTTTTTCTGCCGCAGCATCGGCATAGCCACTTGCGGCATCTTTTGCTGCGCCAGCATCTTGCAGGGCGTTTTCCGAGCCCGTTTTTGCTTCAAGCGCCTTTTTTGCCGCGTCCTCTGCTATCTGCTTGGCAGTTTCAGCCGCCTCTGCACTCTTTACGGCCGCGCCAGCAGCTTGTCTAGCGGCACCCGCTGCATCAGCGGCTGTCTGAGCAGCATTTTCGGCGCTGCCCTGTGCGGTCTGAGCTGATTTGGCGCTTTCGTTGGCCGCGTTGGCAGAAGATTCAGCCGCCTCTGCCTTGCCTGCTGCGCTCTCGCTGGATGCCGCTGCATCCTCGGCGCTCTTCTTGGCGGCCGCTGCACTTGCAGCAGCGCCGCCCGCTCCCTCGCCCGCCTTTTTGGCCGCATCCTCAGCGGCTTGTCTGGCGTTCTCGGCGGCTTCCTGCGCCGCCGTGGCAATGCTGACGGCATGGTTCGAGTTGGCAAGAATCTGCTGCACAACATCCGGCGTCGGCGTGCCGGGGTTGTCTCCATCGATGTCAGAGTGCGGCTTGGTACTGTATCGCATGTCCACAGTAATGCGCTGCACGTTTTCCGAAAGCCCGGCAAAAACAATTCTGCCGCCGCCTGCCTGCTTCGCCGTAGCTTCCGGCGGCACGGCAAGCATACCATCTGCCCCAACAACAACCTTTGTAGAAGTCCCGCCCGGCGCGTGGAATACGGCCAGAATTTCCAGCCCCGCCCATTCATCATCTGCCGTCACGTGGATTTTTTCAATGCCATAGCTGTCAAAGGTTCCAAGCTGCAGGGAGCCAGGCTTTACGTTGTACCCCTGCAGCACTACTTCATGCGTCATGCTCCCTCCATCTCTGCCCTTACGGCCTCACGCCATTTCTCCGGCACTTTGTCCAGCGTAATCAGCCCGCGCTTGATGCAGCAGATATAAAACTGTACCATATCATTCACCTCCGGCCAGCATCTGGGCCAGCTCCAAAATGGCCGCCGCGTTGGCGTCCACCTGTTCCTGCAGCGTGGGTTTTTCCCGCTCGGCCAGTTCCTCTGCCGTGTAAGCGTGGTAGAACTGGCAGTCCTCGTACACATCGTAGCCGGAGATGATGTGCTCAAGGCCTTTGGGGTCGTCCTCGGTGACAGTGCCCTGCATCACTTCCCGGCTCTCCGGCACATGCTCGGCAACCCGCCTGGCGGTGTAGAGATAACCAGCGGACAAGTCGGGAGAGGTCAGTTCCTCGTTGGTGATTTCATCGTAGATTTTCATTTTGTACCTCGTTATTTGTAGACGTAAATTTCTACAGTTAAGGACAGACTGTTGGCATGGAAGTCATACTGTGTATATGTCCCCTTCAGGGTTAAAACCGAGTTGGAAAAACCGGTAATTTCCAAATTCGTGAAACTACGGCTTTGCTTTTCGGCAGGGCTGGAAGTAAAACCGGAAATACGAACGAAAAAGTCCTCCGCCTTTTTTCCTGCCACATTAAATTCTGAAAGGTCATACGTCTGAAACGAGCTTGTGGCGGTACTGCTGCCGTTAATAGGTGTAAATGTAACGGTCGTAAGCAGCTGCAATTTTTTGCCGCCCGGTGTTCTCGGTGACATTCCCATAAAATCACTCGCTTCCATTAAGTTGTAAGTATAATCAATGTTGCAGATGCTGTAGAATAATAATCCATGTACTGACTGGGGATACTGATGACATCTCCTGCACTTAATTTTTTTTCAAGGTCAAAACCGTTGTTAATAAAAGGACCGAAAATTGTAGCATCGTTGCATTTCAAATAAGCCTTATAGGCGGAATCTCGTGCCTGCACCCAGCCAATAAGCCGATATGTACCCGCTTTTTTAATATGGATTTCAAAAGCGCCATCTGAAGCGGTTGCCAATTTCTCGTTACAGTAAAGTGCCTTAATGCTTGCCGACCCTGTTCCGTATTCATAGATTTGTGCAAGCATTTTCCCTTTTGCGTTCTCACCCGGAATCCTCGGTGCCACACCCATCAGCAGCCACCCCGCGCAGCACATGCCGCAGATTTCTTACGGGGGGGGGTAAAACTACATACAAACGAATGTTTCATGCTAAACCTCCATCAACTTTGAATGACCCACCGCGCCCGGATTTCGGCAGTAGGCTTTTTCTTTACCTTAACCAGCACTGAATTGTACGCCGTGACCGTCACGCCGTCGTTGATGATGTCCTGCACCTCGTCCAGCACATCATCGGTAGCGGGCACCCCGGTCTTGTCGTAGCCAATGCCGGACAAAAACTCGCTGGCAGCCGTCACCACCGGCGCATGGCTATTTGCGCAGGTCAGCGTAGCCGTCTGCTGGTACAGCAGACCTTTGGCCTGGTCGGCGCTGCTGCAAGCCGTCCACCCGTTCAGCGTAAGCCTGGCATAGTAGATGTTGGAGACCTTGTCGATCGCCTTAAAAATATCGGTCTGCCGCCCCTGCGGGTCATAGGTCGATCGCATCATCGTAGCCGTTCCAGCATGCAGCTGCTCCAGCTCAGTTTTGATTTGGGTCAGAAAAGCGGCGAATTGTTCTTGCATCACCTTGGTATCAACGCGCACCCAGTCAGTCACAAGCCCACATATTGTGCTGTCAAGTCGTTCATCGGTAATATTGGCCGACGTGATTTTGCTTGCTGCCGCAGGAATTGCAATCTGTGCAAGCGAAATCTGCCGCAACAGACTATTGTTTGTCAGCGCCGGTGCAACAGGTGTAGAAGTCGCCGTACCTTTCAGCACTTCAATGCGCGGTTTTGCTGCATAGTCTACTGTATCCCAGCTCACAACAACACGGTCAATACGCGGCGATACAGCATTCGCAAGCGGAATTGTCAGTTGTAACTCACTGCCGGTCTGTTCTTTGGTATCATTCCAAAAAACTGTACCATCTGCTTTGTCGTTCGCAAGCCATCCCACGCCATCCGATACCCTTACCGTCATATTGCCGTTTGCAGTAACACTTAAATTGCCATCCGCGCCAAACACGCCACTTGTACGCCCGTGCAGCCACTTCATGACATTTTGTGCCCCGATGTATTCGTCAACATTATTCGGGAAATTTTTAATTTCTGCCACTGTCTCACCTCAACACTGTTAAAATCGGGTCGCCAATAACCAGCTTGACGCTCGACCCGTTTGCATCCTGTGAATACTTTGCTGCCGTGATTCTTGCCTTGTACTTGACACCCAGCCGCAAAGAAACGCACCAAACCAAATCTCCGACATTATATGCCGTACCCAGTTCATCTCCGTCCGCGTCAATGTCAAATCCGTTTCGGTTCAAATGGCTACCTAGCTGCAACGCTGCATACTGCTTAACGCGCGTCTGAAACGCAGCGTTTGTCTCGCCATCCTGCTGTGCGTCTCCGCTGAACCTCGCCCATAGTTCGCGCCGTTCCGCATCGCTGGCCGTGCCAGCCTGCACCACAAACTTTGTACCGTCTTTGTACTGCGCTTCACAGTAGCACACATTTTTGTATTCAGAAATATCCTTGTCAACTACCAGTCCGGGCGCTGTTCCGCGTTCCTGCACAAAAAGGACCGCGTTTAATCCCTCTGTACGGTCAACTCCCTTATACAATTCAAACGTTTCCGTTTTGGCTCTGTAGTCCAAAACCATCCGGTTTCCAAGTCCTGCATCTGTCAAAATCGGCTGTATGCAGTTTAACAGTTCATCCCCGTACACCTCTGTTGCTTTCACGGTTTCTGTCAAGCCTTTTTTCTTCGCCAGCAGTACAGGCAGCCCGCGCAGGTTGGCAGTAATAACGCTGTATACATCTGTTTCCACGTTGGCAATGCTGGCAGTTGCCGCAATAACACGCCGGTTCAGTTTGTTGTTCAGGCTGTAACCGTTCAACGTGATTTCGCTGTTGTCGCAATCAAACTGTATTTCTTCCACAGTATACGCAAGTTTTCGCTCTACAATGTACAAAACAGAATCCAGCTCCACTATCCCGATGTTGTACTCATCCATCGGCAAAACTACCGTAAATTTTCCCACATCGTTATAGTAGTCGCTGAATTCGCTGCTGATCGCGTGCGTGATTTCGTGTCGGTTGCTAAGGTCAGGGGAGAACAGCTCTAATCTCATATTACCGTTACACCCGCACTTTCTTCCGCAAACGAAACACTCATCTCAACGTTTTCAAGCCCACTGTCCGCAGTAGGTTTCCACGCATTGTCGCCCGTATGGATTCTGTACAGCGTACTTTCAAGCGTAAGTGCACCCCGGCAGTCACCGTCCTTAGAGCTTGTGACCGTTGTTTTCCCGTGCGATGTCTTGATAACGACACGCTCGTCTTCCACAAGCGTTTTTTCCAGCCGCAGCACTTCACCTGTCAGCATGTTTTCAATGCCTACGTTTGTTGCCGTCTCGCCAACGCAATTGATTTCCAGAATAAACGGAACATCAAACTGCCCGAAATTCTGCAAAACAATGTATTTCAGCACAATGACTTTGCCGAAATAATACGTTTTGCTGATATTCCATGGGAATTTAAGACCTTTTTGCACGCCGCGCAGCTGCATTGCCTTTCGTTCGCCACTTTCCCAATACGGGTAGGGGGCAAGCAAGCCAAGCTGAAACGGCGCGCCGCGTTTTGATGCGCCAATGGTAGGCGATGCCGTTACAATAACGTCTATGTGCCAGTCCCCGGCATACAACACCCCTGTCAGGTCAGGCCGTACAACGGTCGTAAGCGCGTCTTTCAGCGCTTGCGCGTCATTGCCTATAACTCTGCCATTGATAGTAATAGGCCGCGTCTGAATGGCCTTAGATTGCACCGTAGCACCTACTTGACCGATGCCCTGCGCCGTGTTGGCAGTGACCGAAATTGTATCAATGCCATCCGGCTTACTGATGAGATAACCGTGATCATAGTCAAACACGATAGACTGCCCCAGCGAGTTGACGTATTTAAAAGTCTTGCTTAAAAAACTCATATCGCCCACCTCGCCCGCTGAAAATACGCTGCTGTACTTGCTGCCAGTTCAACCGGCGTCTGCTTTGCCGCGTAAATTGTCTGATTAACTGTAAAGCCGCCCACGCCGCTATTGCCGCGCCGGTAAGCATCCGCTTCATCGGCTGTCAGCACCATCTCGCCGCGATGCAGATTTGCAACGTAGTTGTTATAGGGGACATAATCCAAGCCGCCTGCATGGCTGCCGTCAGACCCCGTGTTGTTTTTCACATCACTTGCATTGATGACAAAAATGCTCTTGATACCATCCCACAAGCCCTGCACGAAGCTGACAAGACCACCCCAAACAGCCGCAATGCCACCCTTGATGCCATCTACAACGTTTTGCCCGACCGTAGAGAAGAAACCAAACACACCATCAAAGATGCCCTGAATCGACTCCCACGCGCTCTGAAAGTCACCGGACAACACAGCGTCAATCGTAGAAAACACGCCGGTAATCAAATCAAACACAGTCTGGAAAAAGCTCACCGCCACATTCCAGATGCTTTGAATAATGATCCACGCGCCCTGAAAAAATCCGCTGATAATCGGTGCAAACGGCGTAAAGATAACCACAATTGCCTGAAAGATGGCCTGAAAGAATGCGCTTGCCCATGCCCATACAGTCTGCACAAGGCTCCATGCAGCGCTGAACGCTTCACCGATGCTCTGTATAACCGGGGTCAAATCTGTAATGACCTGCGTAACGACCTGCCCAATAACCTGCATAGCCGCTTCAACATAAGGCTGTACAAATGCCACGACTTCCTGAATCTTGGCAGAAATTGCATCCCATGCAGCATTAACGCTGTTTCTGAAATTTTCATTTGTCGCGTACAGCGTAGAAAATCCTGCAACCAGCGCCGCGATAGCGGCAACTACAATAGCAATAGGGCCACCAATAGAAGCGATAAGCCCGCCTGCCTTGCTGATTGCCGCAGCCATCTCGCCAAAGGATTTTAACTTGTCGGCAATTTTAATCATGCCATAAAGCCCGGTTGCCGCGCTTACAATGGCAGCAATAGCGGGGGCAATCTTTGCCAGCGTGTCCAGCATGTTTTTGCCTTTTTCGACAAGGTCGTCAATGTTGACATTCTGTACAATTTCCGTCACCTTATCAACAGCTTTTGTCAGAGGTTCTTGGAATTTTTTGTATACCGCAATACCCACTTCTTCAGCCGCAGAGCTTAGCTCTTTTAACGCGCCTGCAAGGTTGTCGTTATTGATTTTTGCCGCATCTGCTGCCGTGCCGTTGGCATTGCGTAGTTCTTCTTCATATTGGGCAACCTTGTCAACGCCTTCATTCAGAATCAGGTTGACACCCTTCAAAGAATCAGCCGTAAATACAGAGCTTAACGCCGTAGCACGCTGCGCATCTCCCATACCGTCTGTAGCAGAGGCAACCTCCGTCAAAATATCCGTCATGTCGCGGAAATTGCCGTTGGAATCCTGCACCGCAATGCTTGTGCTGCCAATCGTGACCGCGCCGTTTTTCATTTTGGCGGTTAAATCGCGCATCATAGCGGCCAGCTGCGTGCCTGCAAGGCTGCCTTTTGTGCCCTGGTTCGCCATAGCTTCCAGCAGCGCGGTGGTGGTTTCAAAGTCCTGCCCGGACGCATTCATGTTCGCCGCGCAGTTCTGAAACGCCTGCCCCAATTGGTCAACGGTCGTATTTGCGTTATTCTGCGCATAAGCAAGAACGTCTGCAAAATATGCAGATTTGTCAGCTTCAATGCCAAACGCCGACATGTAATCCGTTACCATGTCAGATGCCTGCGCCAAATCCATGCTAGCCGCAGCTGCAAGGTTCAGCACGCCGGGCAGCGCAGAGGTCGCTTGCTCTACATCCCATCCTGCCAAAGCCATATATTTCAGCGCGTCCGCAGATTCGCTTGCGCTGTACTGCGTAGTTTTTCCGTATTCGCGGGCAGTCTCTTCCAGCTTCTTGTATTCGTCTGACATCTTGTCAGTAATACCAAAAATAGCTTGCGTTTGCGACATAGCGGATTCAAACCCGGAGCCTACTTTTACTGCAAACCCAACAGCAGCAGTACCAACGCCCGCCAGCGCTGTGCCGATTTTCATAACCGTACCGGCAACTTTTTCAAAGCCTTTTGCATAAGACCCGCTGACAAACGCTTGCGATTCAGCCTTTGTTCTTTTCAGCGCCTTTTCATATTCGCTGGAATCCAGCGTGATTTTTGCAAAAAGGTCAAATACGTCCACTTACTCGATCACCTCCTGCCGTTCTTTTGTTTTCAACCCATGCCGCGCCGCAAAGCCTTTGAAATCCGCCTGCACCTGTTCCGGTGTCCGCGTATCCACTTTGGGCGGGTGGATAATATCAATATATCTATATCTCGCTGGCCTGTCCGTTACGCCTGTCACAGCTACCACAAGGCTCCACGCACTGTCTGTTATGTACACCTTGTACATCTGTTCTTCAAAATCAGCTTTTAAAGCGTAAGGCAGCGCCGACACAAGCGCCTTTGCGCTCAGTTTCGGCATTTTCAGCAGTACAGGGATTACTTGTTCTGCCCGCCACCGAGATACGATTTGAAAAAATCGACAAAACCCTTATCGTTCAGCAGGTCGGCAGCTTGCTTGCACGTGATAAGGAAATTCTGTTTGCCGATTTCTTCCACCGTCAGGCCGTTGAACGGTGCAAGAATTGCGTATACATCCTCGCGGTGCTGCTTCAACGCAATGTTCAGCAGCTTAACGATTTTCGCAAGGCCGAAACGCTGCATTGCAATGCGGGTCGTTTCGCCCTTCGGCATCGCTTTCTGCATCTCTTTCACAATCGCTTCATCATCAATAAGGTTTGTGATGGGCTGCGCGATTTGCAAAACGACTTCCAGCGCTTCATCAGTGCTAAGTTCAGAAAAAATCCGCATTAGGCTTCATCCTCTCCTGCTTTGATATACACCTCGCACGGCACAGTGTCCTGCGCGGTGATGGAGTAGTGCGCCGTGTATTCGAAGCTCATCTGGCCTTTTTCCTTGTCGCCGGTCTGCAAGCTGAAACCGCCGGTGGACAGCGTATTCAGCATGTGAATAGCGCAGAAACCGCCATTCGTAGTGCCGTGCTTGTCCGAATAATCGCAAAGCAGCCACAAATCGGTAAAGTCGCTGTCTTTCAGGTCGTTGCGCGGCGTGATTTTGGACACCTTAGAAGTGGTCGTAACATCCGCAGCGCCAAGCATGCTCTTGGCATTCTCTGCCGATGCCGAAACATAAGTGCCACTGCACTTGACTTCCCAGGATTCAATCTGCTTCAGCTCTTTCATGTTCTTTGGGCAGTTGTCGATGTCCTCACCAAAGTCGGTAAAGCTCGGCACAGCCGTAAAGTTGATGCCGCCGGTCGTAGCGCCCAGCAGTTCACTTTCTTCCGGAGCAGTACCGGAAGCCGGGTCGAACGTAGTTGCAAGATAGCCTGCGTTCAAAACAAGTTCCTTAAACGCAGATTCGGGAATACGAGTAAATTTCATGCTTTCACCTCAATTTAGGCATAAAAATTCGGCGGTAACGTTGACATACCGCCGTTTTAGGTTTTTGTCTGTGTCGTCTGCCAGCGATTGGCAGAACGGGGAGCCGCGTTTTAACCAAATCAAGCCGCCATCTACCGGCAGCGTCACGCCGCCAATGCCCAGCGCGTCCGAAAGCTCAAGCGCCTTTGCATTGGGCACCGCTTCGCTCGTGGTATGGAACCACATGTTTACCGTCAGCGATACCGCACCGCCGCCCCATGCGTCAAACACAGCATCATAGGTCAAGTAGGGGAGTACAGCGTCATCCGGAACGGCGTTGCTGGCGTATGCGGTCATAAATTGGCCGAAAAACTGCTGTAATGCAGCGCCCTTTGTCATGTCGGCAATCCCTCCCACAATCTTTCAGCCGTAAAACTTTTTAGACCGTTCAGCATCGGGGAAGCGCTTGCCGGGGCTTGCTTTTCTTTCGGGCGGCTCGTGATCCGGAAATATGCCCCGGTCGTCACGTCCTTATACACGCTGCTGTACTCAATGGGCACGTCTTTCCGCACAATGCCGGTATACACGCTGGTAACACCCTGCGCTTCAGCCTGCCGTGCTTCAAGGCTGCTGTCAAATGCGACGTAATTTGAAAACTCTGCGCCCTCGCGCCACTCGGTAGAATAGCCGCCCTCGCCGTCAGGCTTTGTCAGTTTGTCCATAATGATGCAGCTGCGCGAAAAATCATCTAAAAGGCTCATAGCTTTCTCCATTTGTTCAGCCTGGACGCAAACACACCCTGCCAGCCCGTCACAGAGCCGCCAGAATTGCCGTTCGCGCTCGATTTGGTGTAACTATATCCCGCAAAGCTCTCACTTTGAAATGGGCTGTTTGCGACGTTCTCGTACTGGTCGCGCCAGCTTTTGATTTCTTCGGAAAGCTTTATAAATGCAGGCGGAACACTTAAAGCCCAGATAGTTCCCTCAAATGTTTCGTCCTGCAGATAAACGTTGCCATACTCGTAAACGCCGTCGTTGAAAACGCTGCCAACGATGCGGAAATATTGCCCATAAACAAGAAAAGGCAGCGCAATGCTGCCGTCCTTGATGGTGTACGTGTCCGGGTGGACGCCGCCGGGAATCAAGAAGTAATTTCGACATTCCCTCATCAATTCCTCAAGCATTGTGCTGCCTCCTATTACTTAACCTCTTTCTTGGTGTTCACGGCTGCCTGCGTTGCGGGCTGCACGGTAATGACAGCAATTCCGTCAAGATACTCAGCCCACAGAGCCATACCCATAAGGGCAAAGCTCTCGCCGACTGCCGTACCGTAGTTGCCCTGTGCGTGGAAACCAATCAGATTGGTTTCGCCCTTGACGGTGTAGGACAGACCCAGACGAGCGAACTCGCTATCACCGGGGTCAATGTAGTACAGGTCGATGTTCTCAACCGGGGTGGCGATAATCTTGTTGCGCGCAATCTGGGTCTCAGGCAGCAGAAACAGGGTGCTATAGCCCATGAAATTTTTGATGTAGGTCAGACCGAAAGCGTTCTGAACGGTAATGTTTGCAGTACCCAGATAGTCATAAGCATCCAAAATGTTGGCAAAGCCTACGACTTCGGTCACATCCTTCTGCATCTTGGCAAACTTATTTAGCACTTCTCCCTGCGCCTTTGCAAGGCCGGCCTGCCAAGAATCGGCAGTTCCAGTCAGAGAGCCGGTGTTGAGGAAGGTGTAGAACTTGGACAGGACGGCGTTCTGCAGCTTGGTGAGAAAAGCATCGTCGGATTTCTGCACAGCGATTGCAGCGCCGTACTTGGACACGTCCTCAACAGGAACTGCCTTTGCATACTTCTCGATGGTCAGGTCTTCCTTCGCGCTCTGCGTGATGGTGGCCTTGCTGTAAGGGATAACTGCGCCGGGGGCAACATTGCCATTTTCCAGTTCGACGCTGGCGGTGTAGGAAATCAGAGAAGTGCCGGGGGCTTTGCGGATGGGACGCATCACGCCCAGAATCTGCTCCAGAGCCTCCCAGTTGTCTGAGAAACGGGTCACGAAATCAACCTCGCGAGCGGTCACGCCGGTATAAACGTTCGGCAGAGAATCGCGGGGGGTGGTCAGAGTTTCAAGTTTAGTTGCAGCCATATTTAGGCTCCTTTCATTCGGTAGTGTTGTTCAGGTTTTCTTCGATGGCCTTCAAGCGGGATTCATAGTCCAGCACATAATGACCTCTTTCGTCCTTTTTGTAGATGTCAGCCATCGAAAGTTTTGCGCCGCCGCCGTTGGCGGGCGGGTTCGGTGTGTTTGCGCCCTGCGTGCTGGTAGTAACGATGTAGTCGCTGTAAGATTCTTTCAGGCTGGTTTCCAGCTTGTCAGAATCCTTGATAGCGCCTTTTTCGTCCAGTTCCAGCTTGTCCAGCAGGCCATCGCCTTTGCAAAGTCTGGCAACAGACTGCAAGCGTTTGTCGGCAATGCCGACTTTTTTCAGGGCGGTCTCCAATGCCTTTTCTTTGGCAGCGGTAGTCTTTTCGGCGGCCACGCTTGTTTTGTAATCCTCAAAAGCCTTGTGCTCGGATTCATACTTTTCCTTGTAACCGTCATCGCCCTTTCCTTTCAGGTCGTCCAGTTCCTTTTGAACGCCGGGCAGCTTTTCCGCATCGGCTTTATAGCGGTCAACGTCCGCTTTCAAACCGTTTACGGTGTCAGTGTGGGCTTCAATAATGGTGTCCTGCTGCTCTTCGGTCAGCCCCATACCTTTAAGCAGCTTGCGGGTAATTGCCATGTTGTTTTGCTCCTTTTCTTCGGTGCCGGTCCTTCGGCATTAGCATTTATTCAAAACAGCAGTTCTTCGCTGTTTTTGCGGATAAAAATAGCACCTGCCGCAAGTGCAGTAGATGCTAATAAAAAGAGCCGAGAGGCTTATTTGCCTTTCAGCTCTGCTTCGATGATTCTTTTGTACTGTTCGCCGTGCTCGGCAACGGCAGGCTTGATAAAAGGCTTTGCCCGTTGGCCGTGTGTCAGATGCCAATCGCCTTTTGCGTCCTGATACGTCCACGGTGTTTGTCTGCCGCCGGGATAATAAACGCCTGTGCCGCACTCCACATAAACTGCATACTCGCTATTTGTGCCGATATATGCAGCCTTTTCGCCGTCGCTGACAGTATGTGTAATGCTGTTGCGCAGATTGCCTGTGTCGACGGGGCACAGCTTTTTTGCGTACCCCTCACCCACAAGCCCGCATTTTTCCAACGCCCGCTGGCAAGCGGATTCCAGCGCTTCCAATACCTCATCGCTGTGGTCTTCAAGTGTGATTTTCATCGTTTTCTAAGCGCATAACAACGCTATATTCATCCATAATATGGCATACCAGCGTTTTCCCAGTTCGAAGATTTTTGATGTCATCTTCTGTAATAATTACATCATCATATCCGAACATAGATATGTGCTTTTTTGCTTCATCAGCTGTGTCGTAAGCTGTAAACTTTTCACTTGATGTATCCCCTAAAAATCTTTTTATTGGGTTCATGGCTCTTACCTCCTACTTTTTAAGTGTGATTTTCATCGCTCAATTCTCGCTTCACCGTTTTTGTCTTTAACGATTTCATCTTTGTAAAATTCATCGTAAGACTGTACGGCTTTAGTAGGTGCTTTTTTTGTCAGCTTGTAACAAAATTCCGATTCATCGAAATAGTACCAATCCTTATTTCTCATAAAATATGGTTCGGTTTTCATTTTACAAGCCCCTTCCTTTTAAGCCAAATTAACATGGCCTTGCCAAGCTCATTTGGCGCGCCAAGTTGGCTATTTGCGAAAACCTCTGCAAAAAACTCTGCATAATTTGTTTTTCCATAGCGTGACAAGTTATCGCTTAACTTAAAGTTTACATTCGTTTCTTTGGCAATGTCAAGTATTTCTGCACAACATTTTTTCTCAGTTTCGCTTTGTATCTTATAATACTGCTTAAATATTGCCTTTGGAGTCTTTTTTGTGTAATCAATGGATTTCTCCAGCTTATCTAGACCGTATTCTTCCATTGCCTTTTTAATGATAGTATTCTCAAGCATATGCCCATACTCATGGGTAACGTTATAAATTGCGGCATTTTCTTTTTGTGCTGGCATTGCCCAGCCTCTTTCAATTTCACCTAATGTTGTGGATACCATATCTTTGTAACTATGGTAGGCACCGGGGCACAAAGACAAGTTTTGATTTGTAGGGTCTTTCAGTGTACCTCTTACATAAGCAACCGTGTCTTTGCCGCTTGACACAGAACAAATGGAACCTGTAGACTTGCCTACCGCTCCGAATTTCTGTTCAAGCGCATAAAGCCGCTTTGTATTTTCTACCGCAAGTCGTTCATCCACGTTTCTGATAAACGAATCTTCAACCATGTTAAATCCGATTTTGTTCAGCAACGCATCTTTTGCTTCTGCCATCGTGGAAATATCCAGCACGTCAGGCGGTTTGGCTTTCTTCCACCCCGCCCATTCCGCATAGGTCATATCTTTTACAAGCACAGATTCCCCCGTTTCGGGGTCTCTGGCGCGTCTGCCGCCGCTGCTTGTATCCTCGCCGTCAACCTCCGAAATCTGGGTGCATCGGCAATTGTACACGAGATAACCCGGTGCGGAACTGTCTCCCGGATACATAAGCTCGTAACCGTCAACCTTAAACGGCTTGTCAACGTCTACTGTCTGGCCGTCAAGCATTGCATGTGCGTGGCGTGTGCGGTTGTCCAGCGTTGCCAGCCAGCGTTTTTTGAGCTTTATGCCCATATCTTGTGCGGCGCGGTAAGTATCTAGCCGCCCCGCGTTCTGCGCCCCTGTGACCGCCGTTCTGGCCGTTCGTATAGCGCTTGCGCGGCTCATATCCTGCATACGCTGTTGCAGGTCGTTTGCAATTTTCGGTATGCTTTTGCCTTGCAGAATGGAGCTTGTCACGCTGCCTGTAATTTGCTGCTTGCCGTATTTCAAATCAATGCCGCGCTGTAACGCCCGCTTTGGCGGATAGTACGGCATAAGGTCAGGTTGTTCCACAATCAGACGTTTTACTGTCTGCTCATCCCACAGCGTAAAATCTGCTTTATCGGAAACCTGCTCGATTTTGTAAGCAGCGTAATTACGGTTCAAGCTGTAAATGCCTGGCGTGGCGTCATTGACGTATGCCACAGCCGTTGCATTGGCATCGGTGTATCTTTCTGCCACCTTGTCCCGCAGCGCCGTAAAACGTTTACCACGCCCCATCTGCGCAAGCCGCCATTGTTTGTACTGCTGCTCGGTGATTTCGCCTGCATCCAGCTTTTCTTTCATGGCTGCATCACGCTTCTCGAACTGCTCAAAGTAGGCGTTTACCGTGTCTGTCAATTCGTCAGCAGCTTCTTTGTACAGCTTTGCGATGCGCTGTTCCAGCTTGGCAAGCTGTTTATCCGTCAGTTTGTGGGCATAATCAGATTTTTTCACGGGTGTAAAGCTCCCATTTGCAATCAGCTGGAAGTCTCCCGGAAATTTCAAAATGGTCAAGCCGTTTCAGCTCTTTTTCCGGGATGTTGTCATCCGCGTAAACCGGAGTAATGGTAAAATCCATCGGTTTTATTCTGTCAATGCGGATGGAATATTCCTTATTCTGTTCCATTCGGCTCATTTCTTGCCATAGGTGTAACGAAATCGGGGTTTTGGGTTCTGTCAAGTTCCTCTGCCTCCTTTCGCTTTATCAATTCCTCGTACTGGTCAGCATCGCCGAGTATGGTCAGCAGCTTTTTGGTGATGTATTCATCATCGTAGTATTCCGCACCGAGCAGCACGGTCTGCGCTTCTTCCTGCTTATTGATAATCTGGTTGCGCGTGTAAGTTGGTTCATCATCAAGCCCAGCAATTGCCAAAATGCCCTTAATGCAGCGCGTCACGCAGCTTTCAAACTTGTCCGTTTTCAGGTCAAGTGGCACATAACTGGCCTTGATAGCCGTTGCTGTCTGGTTTCCAGCGCTCACGGCAGATGCGTCAAACGCTTGAAAATCCGTGTACAGCTTTTTGGTCAGCATGTCAATGGTGGCTTGCGTGCCCTGAAACGGCGCTTCAATACTTTGCGGTGTGGCTTTTGCGCCCTCGTCGCCATCTGCATGGGCAACGTGGGTGGTTTTAAGTCGCTCCACAAACTTTGCATCGTCAATTTCATCCATTCCGCCGCAGTTTGTCAGCACCCAATAGATCAGGTTGCCCTCATCCACATTGTTTACCATGTTGCTGCTGGCAAGGTCGAGCGCGTCAACGGTGTTTTTCCTGCCGCACAGTTCGCTGCGTGCCAGTTCACCATTTTTCAGCGGGATAATGGGAAATCCTGGGTAATTCTCTCCGTCATAAATTTCTGTGCCGTCAATCTCCGAGTACCGCACTTTCAGCTTGTACGGCAGTTTACCGCTTAAACTGCGCACTTCACCGTTGCGCGGCTTGATGTAGTCGGTATATCCGTCCATCTCGTACAGCGTTGCCCGCAGCGGTTTGTCCGGGTCAATCTGCCAGAACCGGATTCCGGCTTTCAGTGCGCCGTCCTCTTCATCGTATAGCGGCACAAACTGTTCCGGCGCAAACACCTGAATATGGTCAAGATTCCAGAATACGAAAGACTGCCCACCAATCAACGCATGGCGAGCAGCATCCATAATATCTTCATCAAACGTGGAGCCAAGCGCCTTTTTTGTGGCTTCCTTGTTAAACGCAACGCCGTTGCCCAGCAGGTAAGAAGCTTCCTGGTCTACAACAAATCCAAAAAACTTGCTGGCAATCTTGTGGTTTGCTGTGTACATATCGGGATGCGCTTTTCCCTCTAGGTCGTACACCATTTTTTCATAGCGGTTGATTGTGGGATTTTCGCCCCAATAGTACAGCTTTGCGTCCAGCATGTCCCGCGTCTTTTTCTGGCCTTTAAAATCGTTGATTGTGTCAAACACAAACCCCATGCGGGAACGTTCATCTTCACCGACCGCCACAAAGTCTTGATATGTTCTGATTTTTCCTCACCGCCTATCTGTAAATGCTTTGATACTTCATTGCCGTATTGTCTCCGGCTTTGTTTGCTGTGCTTTCCATCGCATAACGCACCGCGTCAATGTGATGGTTGTTCAAATCCGGGTAGCCTTCCAGCACTTCTCCCGTCTTGCTGTCTCGCTCGTATTCGTACTCGCTGAATTCCTTTGCTGTGTCCGGGCATCGTTCCGGGTCAATGACAATCGCTTCCAGCATTTGCAGCCACTTTGTGCCATATCTAACCGATTTCGGTCCTTTGCGGGCAGGGAATGTTTTCACGCCGTACTTGTTATAGTCGGCGATGGATTTCGGCTCTGCGCTATCCGCGCAGACTTTGTCCTCACGCGTCAGCCCTCTATCCAAAAGCAGCTGCGCAGTGTCCCTGTTGCTGGTTCTACGCCGTGTCAGCTCATCGAAGATGTACAGCGTGCGACGCGCTGCATCATAGTGCATCGCATTGTATGCCCACGGGTCAGGGTACCAGCCCCAGTCCACGCCGCGCTTGATACGGTCAAAACCTGCAATCTGTTCATCGGTGATTTTCTCAATGCGCAGATTCTCAAATACCGCCGTGCCACTGCCGACAACCTCGCCCAGATACTCGTGTCGGTAGGCCGTTTCGTTTGTGCGCTGCAAGTATTCAGCATCGGCCAGGAACCGCTCTCCGAGCCATTCTGCGGGCGTTGTTTTATAGGTGGAATGATGTATCAGCTTGCCAGGGCGCTGCTTTAGTGCGTATCCATTTGCCCAGTTCCGCGCCATTGCAGGCGGGTTGAAGCTCTTGAACGTAATGAACCAGTCGCCGCCGCGCAGGCAGGACTGCTCCACGTTTCGGATTTGCTCTTCACCGTCAAACTGGTCAAGCTCTTCAAACCAGCAGATGCCGATATAGCCAAACGGCACTTTGATTGACTTTACCTTGCCTGGGTCATCAACGCCGAAAAAAAGCACCTTTTGCCCAGTAGGCAAATAGGTGCATTCCATAGGGGAGACTGTGCAACGAAAACGGTCGTGCAGACCAAGCTCATTGATAGCCCATACAATTTGCGCATACACGCTTGTGCGCAGTGTGTTGCCGACTTTGCGGAACACTGCCGCGTGGCATTGCGGATGCGCTCTCAGCTGCAAAATGACTTCAACGCCAATAAAACTTGACTTTGTGCTGCCACGTCCGCCTTTTGCTACAAACTCTTGAACTTTACCATCTTCAATGTCCCAGAACGGTTTATAAAATGCTGGCGAAATAATATCCTTGATATGTTTATTCTCTTGGCACATCATAAATAATATTCACCGTTCCCGCGCTCTCTTGCTTCGGTTTGTCATCCCATCCAAAATTTGCCCGCAAACTGAACTGTGCGCCGCCGGAGCCGTCTTTGTCGTACAATCTTTCTTCGGCGTACTGTTCACATTTAGCCTTTGCGCACGTAATCGTGTCAACGAACTCTGGTTTGTTTTGATAATTCAAAAGCGCCTGCCTTGATGTGAACCCAAGTGCAAGCGCCAATCCTGTCACAGTAGGCGGCTTTTTATCGTCATAAATGATATAGCCGTTTTTATTTCGCATCGGTTCGCCGTTATCGTCTAAGAACGGCTTTCCTTTACAGGCTTCAAAGTATGCATCAATCTTTTCTTGCATAGCCTTTACGCTTCTGTATTTAGGTGGTGCTCCCCCTGGATTTTTTCTTGATGCCACTTTATCACCTCGCTTTACGCTTCCATCTCGATCTGATAATTCATTGCGCACTTGTAACGTTCATAAAACCGGTCTTGCACAAACAACTTTTCTATGTTTGTCCCGCCTTTATTTCCCGTTCCCATTGCCCGCTGCTTTTTTATGTTTGCAATTTCCACACACCCTTTTGGTGCATTGTATCCGCTCACAATTACCATAAATGAAACGTCCGCGAGCCATTTTTCAAAATCATCATAATCAAATTGCCCAGCATACCCGGTGCTGCCTGTATTTTTATATGGCGGGTCAGCGTACACAACGGCGCCTTGCGGAATTTCAACGTTTCTATAATCAAGTTGCAGCCTTTTTAGACTTTCCAGCCTTTGCAGCCTTTGCAGCCTTTCCAGACTTTGCAGCCTTTCCAGACTTTGCAGCCTTTCCAGACTTTGCAGCCTTTCCAGAC